GGCGATTGCACCCGCTCCAATCTCTGTTGCCGTGGCAAACGGAGCAAGGGGCGGTAATTTCTTGACTAAACCTGCGGCTTTGGCCACCGTTGACATAGGTTTGGAAATAATACCAACACGTTCATCTGAAGTATTCATCTTACTAAAGAATGATTGTGCAACCAAAGTCGTTGGCTCCGTCTGGGTCGGTATTGCCATACTGACATTTTCCGCCCATGCAAACACAGCTAAGGTAATAGGGTCTGTAGAACCATTAGCGTGTTTGAGATCATTCAGAGAAGCGAACTGTAAATATCCCATAGTTTGCCATTCTGAAGTGGTTATGTCAAGAACATTACTCGGGGTGAAGAACGGTAGTTCTAGTTCTCCTCCCTGAGAGCAAGTTGGGTCTAAGTAGATATGAAACTTCTGAGAAGCTCCTACTAAATCTGCTCGGACACCACCTCGCAAAGTGGTCAAATCATCAACACCTGGGAGTGGGACATACGAACATATTGCCCTTCCATAATAAAATGGATTCCCGTTGATAACGACCTTGATTTTCATAGTGCAACGCAACAATCTGTAATTCACTACCCTATTGATGACTCTTGGATTCTCCCAAAACAAAGTCCAGGGATTAATTGTGAAATCTAGACTATTACCAGGCGTCCACTATGCTGTGTGTACCTTGAGGGGTCGGGAAAAGAAATCACCGAGCCCCACGTCTTGCGCCATGATGTGATCACGTATAGGGTCGATATGGTTCCCACGTGAATCACCGTGACCAGCTACTGCGTCGTCAAAAGTGATATTCTGCTGCTGTAAACTGTCACTCGCTGATGTTGTCATATCTAACGGTTTTCTTTCTTCGGAGACCGCTACTCCTTCAGTACTCCCGGATGAGGCCGGGTCCATGTTGTTGGAATTATTACTAATGTAGTTGTTCAATATACAGTCCACATCAAAACACGTATAAGAGTGCGTTGTCTTGGGTTCCCTACCCCACCTAAATAGGTGTACTGGACGAGGCCAGCTGAGACAAGTGCAAAGCGTTACTTAAAATATATACAAGACACAAAATATTATGTAAGTACGTATCCATATACACAGGGCTATCTTTAACTTTACGACTGCGTAGCTGCAGTCGGCGGGACGCTTTTCTCGTCATCCCGAGACGTGAACTCCTCTGCTGAGAGGAGCATGGGAACATCTGGTTCATCCAGTATGTCCCGCTTCCAACCAGCGTCCAGATATCGTATCTGTAAGTCCTCGTACGTATCCAGATCACCAACCAATTTCCGAATTCCACAAACGTCGGCAACCTGATGCAGCTGCTCACGACGTTTGTTGAAGACTTCCTTCCCGTGATGGAAGAATTCGAAATTGGCCCCACGAATGACTTGCGCTGAAATTTCCTCTGGCAATACATCACTTC